GAGGCCATATGGATATATTGGTATGCCAAGTACAGGGCAACGCTTTGGTATGATTATGTCTTTCGCCGTAAGATCAAAATCCAACTTCTTTAGCTTTGCCCTGTACTTGGCATATTTCAACATATCGCTGACAATATTTTTCTTACATGATTTGGCATGCTCCACCTTGGCAGGCGTACTCTTTCGCGGATTCCGTGTTGTCTTCTTTTTCATATTGAGAAAGTTTCTTGAAGTCCACTTTGATCTTCGGATGCTCATTATACACTGCTTGATCTATTCTTTCAAATGGTGCCTGAGCATAAGTGTGCGAATCTCCTCCGGGAAGGAAAGAAATTCCTGTTGCACAATCAAAGTTTTCCCAAAGCCACTGGCCAACTTCAAGGAATTCAGCATCGGTATAATTTACCGTGATTGAAGGCTTGTGGTGGCAGTAATGCTCTTGGTAGATTTTCCAAAGATCCAAGTGCGCAATCGCACGAAGATCTTCCGTAGTCATTGTTCCCTTTGGAGCTTTCATCGCAAAGGTAAGGACAGCCGTGGATCCTGGATTTATCACATCATCCTCACATGGAACACCTTGATCCTTCATGAGTTGATACAATGGATCCTTTTTGTCCAACCGAATTCTTCGGTAGTAATAATCTGCATATCTTGGATGCAATCCGGAAGCCGAATCGACCAAGCAAGAAGTCGTTCCTTCAGGCTTGACGCAAGTGATGGACTTGCTTGGATTTATTCCAAGTTTCTCGGCCCATGTTAGATTTGTTGCAGTTGCATGATCTCTGAGTGTTTCAAGGAGCTTGACCAACTTTGGCTTGCCGTCAAGACCGCTTGTAAGCTTGTTGTCAAAGATACCTGTCATGGAAACTCCAAGCAATCTTTCATCTTCACAATTCTTTTTCCATTCCGGACGAAGATATGGGAAATTCGTAAATGTGGATTGCACGGTTCCAATAATAGTGGCAATTTCTATCTTCTTCTTTAGTGAAGCTGCAGTATCAGTTGGTTTGACAACAACTGTAGAAAGATTGCAGAATTCAAATGGCTTGAGGATAATCTCGGAACAGGGGTTTGTTCCATACTCTGCGGTTTCATCGCGGCCAGACCTTGCAGCCTGTTCCTGAAGTGCTTTTCTATTAATCATTCCTCTTTCACCGCTGTGGCTGTTGTATAATGAAGTCCATTCCTCAAGGAATTGTCCCATTGGAGGTCTTCCACGATACACAGCAGAGTTATTTGCATAAGAACGGAAACCAGCACCATCCCACCAAGCACCGCTCTTGCACATTGCCATCTCTCTGTCGGAAAGGTCACTCAAAGAAATCATAGCAGAGCGACGAACCCCACCAACGATAACCGCATTTGCAATTGCACAGCAGATGTCATGACACTCAAGAGCCGTGAGTCTTCTTCCCTGTGCATTGTAAAAAACCTTTACCACAAACTTGAAAAGATTGTCAAGAGGCGCAGGACCGCTTGCTCTTCCACCGAAAGTCTTCAATCTGGCACCAGCGGCACGAATAGAAGAAAGATCCCATTTGACGTGACGACCTTCATAAAGATGATAAAGAATGGTCTTAAGTGCATTCCCCCATCCTTCCTTTGAATCTTCTACCTTAACTACAATGTTGAAATCCTTTTCGATTTTGCTTGCAACCACAGGAAGCTTGTCTGTATACTGATGCTCAACGCTGTAACCAACACCAGTGCCATTCATCAGAACAACAAACAGTTCAGCAAATGATTGCAGTGAATCGATAGGAAGATATGAGCAATTGTAGATGCATGTATTGTCATGATCAACAGCAGGACCAGCGGTCATCAAGCTTCTCATTGAGGGAAGAACCTCAAGATTTAGAATTGCCTGTTTTACATCAGGACGCTCTAAAAGTTGAGGAGTCTTTGCGGTGAAATATCTCCACCATCTCTCAACACACTCTTCCCAGGTTTCTCTGCGATTTTCCGCATTCAGCCAGCGAGAGTAACGAGAAATAAAAATGAATTCTTGAAAAGCTGATAAATTTTGCATAGTATTTCCTTTGGTGTCTTTATTTATTATCTGAATTTTTTGTCAAGGCTTCCCATGAAATTGGGAAAATTGGCGATATACAATCCCCGATAGCCTTTGCGTATTGGCGAACTTCCCATTGGGCATGAGCATCAATCCGTTGAGCGTAGATTCTGGCATACGCTGCGAGAGAACCAGTCCACCACCACTCGGTGTATGTTCCTTGTGGGAGAACCGCTCTTGCTTGTTCCGGGGCGACACCTTGTTCCAAAAGATTTTCATATGTAATCAATGCCTCTTTGAGTATACTATTATACTGCGAATTTAAATTTATTTCAATAGAAGAATCAGTGATAAAGTCAGAGCTTCCTTGCTTGGCTCCGTCCGTAGGAGCAGATCTCCAAGTTGGAATATAAAAATCCGGTGTATCTGTAACATATCTTCTACTAACTTCATTTTCAACCATCCCGACTTTGTGTTTGAATAACTGTGTGCGAACAAAAATAGGAGCCTTTATTCTCAAAGTAATTTGTGGATGAGCAAAGGGAGTCCAATGCTTGTGTCTTGCCAAATAAGATATTAATTTGACATCTTTTTCTGAAAGCCTTTTATTATCAATTCTTCCAGACCAATGACGTTCACCATCCCAATCGCTTTCTTTGTTGAAAGAAACACGAGCAGCATTAACAACCATTAAATCACTACCCATGTGATCAATGAGATCGACATGGCCGCTGTTTAAAACAGGAACCCTCTGTAACATATCATTCCTCTATTTGTTTATCGTCATCCAAAAACTTCAATTCGACACCAGGGATGTCAACACTGTCTTTTGCAAAATCAACAGCCTTTTTCCATAAATCAGGATTCATTTCCTTGATATACTGGCTGAAATAAGAATTAAATTGAAGAAAAGCCTGACAAACTTTCATTTGATTTTCTTCATTCATTTCCTGAAACTCTTCATCTGAATCTTCGTCAAATATCATACTTTTCTCCAAGTTAAAAAATTTAAAAGTGCAACTCCACCAGAATACGTATTAGTATCTATAAGCTCTATTAGCTTGTCTTTACCATAATTTACAAACATTTCGTTTATATCCTTTTCTTCAATTTTTGGCCAAACAACAATTTTGTAATTGTCATCAATTGCTTCTTTCATCATATTGTGCAAAGCTTGATTTCTTGGCTCATTATCAAACGCAAACACTAAATCTTTTCTTTTAAGTTTGGAAGGAACTGCATAACTTGATCCAACCATTGCAATTGCATTTGGGAGAAACAAAGAATCAAGAGGTCCTTCCACTACATAAACTTTGTTCAGAGCATTGACTCTATCCAAACCATACCACAGTCTTTCGACATGAGGTGACTTATATGTAATATACCTTATTTTGGCGTTCTTGTCAAATGATCTTCCTTGAACACCAATAACCTTTCCTTCATCATCGAAGAAAGGAATTACCAATCTAGGTTCACGAATAGATGTTTTGAAAAACTTTGTTGCAATTTTTGAAAAATCATCTACAAAATAAAGAAGATGTTGTTTATCTTCTGGAATTTTTCTTTCATTTACGTACTTTCTTGCGTAATGATTCTCCGGCAGATCAATTATACTGGTTCCGATATAATCAGGAATTACTCTTTCAGTAGGAGCAAAAAACTGTTCCTGAAAAGTAACACCGCCAATTCTAGATTGGTAGCATTCAAATGCATATTCTTTAGCAAGATTTGGAGAAATATTCTCAAGCACAGTTTTTATTGTGCAAGAAAACCCACAATTATGACACTTATAATAATAATGGTCTTTGTTTATGTAAAAATAACCTCTTGTCTTAGATTTGTTTCTTTGCGAATCTCCGCATTTGAAACACCGACAAGTGGCAAGCCCATCCTTCTTCCATTTAAACTTGGTCAAAGAAGGTGATACCATATTAATGAACTTTTTCTCAATTGCAGTATTCATTACATCTGCCAATCAAGACTTGCTTTTTGTGCAGCCTTAGAAACAGCATTGTAATACTGTTCTTCTTCACTTCTCTGCTTACTATTATCGGTTTGATTTGCACTAACCAATACGGGCTGATCTTCCTGCTCAACATCAGCAAGCTTCATCTTACTAAATGAGACACCGATAACAAACTTTCTATTTACTGCTGTAGTGTTGTATCTATTCTTAAGCTGCTTAACCATCAATTGATTGACATCATCAAGATCGTCCGTTCGAATCAAAGCAGCAAAGAAATCTGCAGTTGCTGGAAGACCAAAAGATTCAGAAGTGTCCTCAAGGCCAATATCAGTGCTGACAAATCCAGTACGATTGACCTGTGTGGCGCTGAAAATAGGAACATCAAACTCTACTGCCAATCCGCGAAGTTCTTCCGCAATAGCCTTAATATAATGATAACTGTTTGTGTTGGCTGTATTCTTGATTCTAGCAGAAGAGCAAATATTCAAGTAATCAATAAAAATTATATCAGGAGTAAACTTTTTCTTAGTTTTCAATTCTTTCAGCAAAACCTTAAAATGATTAACATTGGCTGAACCAGTAGGATATTCCTTAATTATAAGCCTACCATTGCACGAATTACGAAGATTTTCAATCTTCTTCTTATATGCTGCTCTAGGCATGTTCTTCAAGTCTTGGATTGGCGTATCAAGCAGATTTGCATCAATTCTTTCCGCAATCCTTTCTTCTGCCATTTCAAGAGTAATATAAAGAACATTGAGATTTTGCATCAAACAAGCAGCTGCATGATGGCACAGAAAGAGACTCTTGCCACATCCAGTTCCAGCCATTATGATATTAAGAGTCTTGGAAGGAGTCCCGCCACCAGTAATAGTATTAAAATATTCCAAATCAAATGGAATTCTTCTTTCAGTCTTGCTGTAAAAATCATATCTATTTTCAGAGTCTTCAATAAAGTCATGTCCGACTCTGGTATCAAAGCTGACTGCAAGAGCTTCAGAAAGAATTTCAGGAATGGCGTTTTCACTAATACCATTTTCCTTATCACCAATAATAGAAATAGATTCCATTATTGCAAGATGAAGAGCTCTATCCTTGCAAAACTTCTCGGTTTTCTCAAGAAGCCACTTGTATTCTTCTCTATCTGTATTATTGTAGATTTCAGTAATTATCTTCTGAGAAGTCTTGTACTGATCCTCACTAAGTCCATTCTCACCCTCAACCATCAAAGAAAGTGCATCCTTCGTAGGAAGGGCAGAATATGTACTGACAAAGTTATTAATCTGATTAAAGATAATCTGCTCGGGAACAGATTGAAAATACTCCCTCTTAATAAAAGGGAGTACTTTACGAGAAAACTCTTCGTTCTTTGCTAGATTCTTAAGAATGATCTTTTCCATATGGCTCTTGGTGAACATCGTCCTCTAGATCCGCTACATCAACCTCACTTGGGTCGTATGCGGTTGTCATGTCGATGTCTTTTCTGTTGACGATTATATCATACAGGATCTCACCTACAAAGTCAACGAACTCTTGATCATTAACGTCAATATCTTTATTTTTTGGAGTTTTCATTATCTCCATATCAAAATTAATTTTTAAATTATCGCCAATTGTGTCAAAACTCACACGCTGAAATCTAAATTCAACATTTTTAAAAGGCTCGTCTAAAATTCTTATAGGTAGAGTATCTGTGTTTTTATACTCTTCTGCTTCATCAAGAAATATATAAGAATTAATCTTGGGAGGGTGTTCCATACTTAAAATCCTTTTGTACTTCTGCATCTATTTTATTTAAGATATCTTTGGTAAAATATTTTTCCGGATCTTCATCTATATTTTTTTCAAATACTTTGCTTCCATCTGGTAACTCAATACGGGTTGAAACCTTCTTGAATACATTATATTTAATTGCTAAATCAGTTAACCCATAATATCTGCTGAGACCTGAACTATAATTCAATCTTGTCTCAACATGCATATTTTCCTTTGTGAATCTATTCTTGTAATTTGTGCATTTTATGAAATTACCGACTACTCCTTCTTCTGTCTTATCTTTGCTCTTAGAAAGCATGATGATAGTGCTTGCTGCATACTTAAGACCAACGCCACCACCAAGGTCCTTGGTTGGAACATAGGAACCAATAACCTGATAAGTGTGATTGGTGAGGAGCATTGGAATCTGTGCCTTCCCAAGCTTCATCGTGAGAACCCGGAAGGCAGCTTTGTTTTGCTGTGCTTTGGTCATGTCCCTTACATTCTTGCCTTCTGCAGAGTCTGTCATTTCCTTTTCAGTGGACAACATTCCCAAAGAATCAAGAACCATAAAAATTGGTTTTCGATCTTCCTCTGGTGTTTCAATTACATCGTTTACAATTTTTAGAGCCTGTGTCTTGAACTCTTCAATAGTAGAAACAGGAACTACTGCAATTCGTTTTGTATCAAGACCTCTTTCCTCAAACATTGATCTGGTTACTGCTTGTTCGGTGTCGAAGTAGACCACAACACCATCTTTGTTGTCCTCAAGGAATTGCCGCGAGATTCCAATTGCATAGAAGGTTTTCCCTGTTGCCGGATCGCCTGCTAGACAAGAAATCTTGTTTCCGGGAAGACCACCATAGATAGACCCTGAAAGAAGTGCATTCAGAACATAAGATCCTGTGTCAATAAAATTTGTGACATCTGATCCCTTGATTCCATCTGACGCAATTGCTGCATCTTGGTTATCAATTTTACTCAATAAATTTTCTAGATATTTCGACATATTTTACCTTTTATTTATCCTTGATCTAACATATTATTCAAATCTTTTATTTCTTCTTTTAGCATTTCAATCTCTTCAAGAGCCTCTTGAAGTTTTACTTGAAGTTCTTCAGCTTCTTTCTGATACTTTTTCATCAGATCATAAGAAGAAGGAACATTAGATGGGGTCGGAAAGTCTGAAATAAAACATTCGTCATGAAGTTCTTTTTTCTTAAGTTTTTGATAGAGTTTTGTATTCATTTTAAAAATATTTTTATCTTTTAAAATTTTAATCTTTTTTTCAGAATTGTCCGCTGTATATTGCTTATAAATGTTATTCAAAATATGACTCCAATGTTGTATGAGTGTTTACAGTCCAGCCAATTGCGTCGGTTACGTTTCGCAATGGTTCAAGAAAAGTCTTCTCAAATTGCATCTCAAGGTCTGCGTATTTTTCCAATCCAAACTCTTTTGGCGGAACATTGCTGAACCCAATTACCTTTTCCCTTCCATCGATGCCATATGGATTGGGGACCTTGAGATGAATAAATTTGATCTTATCGCCTTCACCCAATCGTGCATATTTTTCTTCAAGCTGCATCTTCTTTATCTGGTAATTATACAGCAAAGCCGATTTGGTTGCAATAGGAGTTGATTTTTTATATATTTTTTCCGCATCATTATAGGTATTCATGCCTGCAATTTTTCTTGGAGAAGATATCTTCTCAATTGATTGTGAAAAAAATTCATCCTTGAAGTCTGAAACGAATTCAAGTAAAGAATTATTGTCCTTGGTAAGCATGATTTTAAGGGCTACTTTCAGACTTTCTCTCACCAGATGTGGTGTGCTGGACCTTGCTGTTTCCATGCCCATAATTTTTACCTTGGGCTCGGTAAACCTAACACCTTCTTTATCGTAAACACACAATGCATATCTCTTCTTTGCTTTAAAGATTCCGGTAGTGGCAATTACCTCTCTCTTGAAATCTAGCCTTTGCTCTTTGCAGCCAAGAGATTCCCCAAGTTCTTTCATTGCTTTTGAAAGAACGGGTTGGATTGCTTTTTTGGCAGAGTTATCAAGAAAATTAATCAAGTCTCCTGGTTCAACACCAATTTGGTCAACTATTGGGGCCATATTAATATACAAAGAATCGGTGTCGGCAGCAATGACCACATCAATATTCTTCTTTTTGGTTATCTTCTCAAAGTATTGATTGATTTTTGTCTCTGCTGTTCTGATAGCTAACTGTCCAGTAGTAGTGACGGCGATTGCCAATTCCGGAGAAGAATAAACAAATCCGGGCGTTCCAAGACATCCATAAAGGCTATTTGCCAAAATCTTTTTTACCGACTGTTTGATGGAAAGAGCCGCAATTCTTTGTGCCAAGGAGCCATCGGAATCTCCATTTTTTTCTCTTTCCTTTTCAAGGGCAATCATTGTTTTCTTTGCTTCCTGTCGTTGATTAAATGTTCTTTCAATCAAAATTGGAATGAATCCCTTTTTATCCATTCTGAAGACTCCACCACTTGCAGCTACGCAATGGCCCTTTGAGGCATTCTCCTGAATGAACTGCCTTAAATCTTCCGGTTGATTCAGGTAATCATCTGCAGACCATTTTCCATTATGCAAAACAAGTGAATCCGGACTGATATTGAACTGCATTATGATGCTTGGATACAGGCTGGTAGCATCAAAGCTCACAATATTATGGTAAAATCCAGGAACAACTTCCTTCACATATGCGCCTATGAATTGTTCGTCCTTTTCATAGAACTGCTTCAAGGCTGGCACTATCTTGTAATCTTTTAGATAATCATAACAAATGCTTTCCCAAATTCTTGTTGAAAAGAAAACCCCATCGAAGTTAATTTTAGCTTCATAGGAAATTGAAACTGCCAATTCAATGAGTCTCAACTTCTTTTCAAGCTTCTCTACCAGCAAAGTGTCTTGAACGTTATACTCAAAAAACTTCTGATAATTCTTCTTATAGAATTCCCTCAAAGAACCATAATCCGAATAGTCCACCTTTGTCTCGCCAAGCTCAACTTCTGAGATATAAGCCAGAGCATAGCTTTCCTGATTTGTACCGGAAAACTTCTTATAAAGTTCGATGTAATCCAAGGTCATGTAACCCGGGATGTCCACGCTGTAATAGACTCTTCCATTTGCAGCATGTTCTCTCTTTCTCAAGAACCCCCAAGGACTTAACTTGTTTGCAAAGGACTCGGAACAGATTCTCTCGGCCCGATTGACAATATAAGGCAAGTCAAAGTTTTTTATGTTCCATCCGGTGAAGATGTCCGGATCAAACTTTTTAACCATGTCAAAAAATCCAGCAAGCATTGCTTCTTCTGAATCATATTTATGAACAAATACGGTTTCAGAAGAACAAGGAGTCACAGTAAAGCTATGGATCTCCTCGCCCACCTTTATGGTGATGAGAATAATTTTTTCATTTGCTGTGGCAATATTTGGAAATCCATGTTCACATTCAGTCTCAATGTCAATATACATTACCTTTAATCGACTGAAGTCATAGGAGATTGCATTTGGATAAGTTTCATACATGTATTGTGCAGTATAGTCTGCAGTTCCATATATCTTGAAATTATCCATGTCTCGGTATTCATCCACAAAGCTTCTTGCCTCACCGATATCCGGAAAATCAATTTTTTTGAGTTTTATTCCGGTAAGAGATTCATGATCTCCGCTTGGTTCTGCCACAAAAAAAGAAGGCGCGAAAGCTTCCTTTCGCGTCTCTCTTAGGCCATTGTTGTAGCCTCGGTAAAGAATATTGTTACCACGGGCAACAATGCTTGTATAGAATTGCATGTAGTATATTATATCACTTTCTTGCGATCTTTCAATAGCCCTGCAAGAATAACTGAATAATTGATCATATCCACGATAGCGTCATAAACGCTTTCGTTTTCAATTGAAAGCTCGCCACGATTCAAAAATGTGGAAATTCTTGACATTTTGTCTGTCATTCGAATAAGAACTCCCAATTCCGCCGTGCTAAAGCCCAAATATTCGGCTCGTCTAAAATTTAAAAATGGGTCCTCTCCGCATGCGTAATCATTGTTCTTTTTACGCATTAATTCAAGGGCTTCCTGAGAAATTGATTGATGTAGGTTGAATAGGTCTTCTCTTGTCATAGAGCCATATTTTATTATGTTTTTGGTAGAATGTCAAGTTATAAATATTGAGTCGCCCGGAGTTTTTCATGCATTTAATAGCCCTCATAGACTATACAAAATTTTTAGAAACAATTTCAATAATTATTGCAGCCGGAGCAGGCGTAATATGGGGATTTATAAAATTTTGGCAGGGGAGACCCAAAGTTGATAATTTTTTGACCATTCATAATGAAATCCATGAGTTGCTTACAGAATTGAGAATAACGACCAAATCCATACGAGCCACAATAATTCAATTTCACAATGGAGAGTATACGATGGATGGCATCTCCATGCGTAAATTTTCCGTGACACACGAATCAACCCACCGAGGGTATACATCTCAAGTAAATAAATTAAAGGCAAATCTTTGTTCCATGTTTATACCACTCCTTCATCATGTAGTGGATAATAAAAGTCTTGTACATCAAACTTTTGCTCTTCCAGACAGTTTTGTCAAATCTTTTTTTGAAGATGAAAATATTTCACAATATGCATGCTTGCCTTTAAGAAACAAAGGTGTAAATGTTGGTTTTGTTTTGGTTCAATGGCATCATGATTTCATGCCAAAAACAGAAGAACAAGATTCAATGATGAAACACTTTGAATCTATAAAAGATTCAATAGAGATACAACTTTCACACCAAAAGAATTGAGGTAAATATGCCAACAGAATTGATATCACTATTAGGAGGCGGAATAACAGGATTTTTGTTCCGCTATTGGGCTCAACAGGCTCAAGACCGCAAAGAAATGTTTGAGATGGCCATGGAAGCCAACAAACAAACAACAGAAAATCAAGATGCCGCAGTCAAGCGTGTTCCCTTGGACGTGGGCAAGGGAGTTCGTCAATTGATCGTTCTTGCCTGCCTATTTGCTGTAGTTGCAGCTCCCTTTGTTCTTCCATTCTTTGGAATTTCAACCTTTGCTGAATTTACACAAAATCAACCTCCAAGTTTCTTTGGATTGATCCCTGAAACAACCCGTAAATACTTTGTTGAAATCCCGGGATATCTTTTTGCAGAGGAAAACAGACAGGTTCTATTGGCCGTAGTAGGCTTCTACTTTGGTACAGCAGCAGGAGGAAACAAGTCATGAAATATCTTTTACCACTGCTATTTCTATCTGCTTGCACAAGTCCACAGATTGTATCTCCTCTTGACAAACAAGGAAATCCAATTCATAGCGTATTAAAAGAGCCATTCTTCGGAGCACCAAGCCAAGCCTCTGAATGGAGCTTTTGGTATGTTATTATCTGTGTTTTAACTTTATGGTTGGTTTGGAAAGAATTTAAATCAATAAAGTGGCCCAAAAAGAAATCAGAATCTACCAGTACTCCCAAACCCACCGACTCTGTTTGATTTTTGGGTTGGTTCATAGATTGTTTCTTCTATTTCGGCCTGTTCATACTTGACTATTTCACCTTGGGCGATTCTATCACCGTGATAGATTTTTATCATTTCGCTAGTAGTGTTTAGCATTATTAGTTTTGTTTCATGAATATAATCTTCATCAATTACACCTTCACAATTTGCGAGAACCAATCCATACTTAAGGGCCATCCCTGATCGTGGATGAATACGAATTGAATAATTTGGCGGAATATCAAAAATAAGTCCGGTACGAATCATTGCCCTTTCTTGAGGGGCAATATTTACATAATGTTTTTGATTTTCACTGTCAAATTCTGTTTGAATTTCTATCTTTTCTTTTCCAGAATAAGCAACAATTGGGTCTTTGTTTACAAATGCTGCGAGATCAAAACATGCAGCATTTTTTGTTTCGTAATTTGGAAGTTTTACGGTTGGTTCAATTTTATATATTTTTAA